CGATTTAACAATCAATTCTACATCGCAAGGTACTATAATTAAGGTAGTTAACTACGAGAAATACCAAGTAGTAACAAGCGAACCAACAGACGAGCAACAAACGGATAACAAACGAATAACAACTAACAAGAATGTAAAGAATATAAAGAACAATATACCGACCATTGAAGAGTTTGTTGAATATGGTTTAAATCAGTTACCAGAAGTGTCAGTTGAAGCCTTACGACTTAAATACCATTCTTGGAGTAGTAACGAATGGTGTGTATCTATTCAAGGTAAGAACCGAGAGATTAAAAACTGGAGATCTACTTTAAATAATACTCTTCCGTATTTACCAAAGGAGTTAAAGCACGAGCTCACACCAGACCAAATTTTGTATAACAACGTAATGAAGCAAATCAATGAACGCAACTCTTAAATATTTACTGGATTATAAAGATGGAAAGATTAAGCAGGGTCTTGGGTTGGATATAGCACTTGACGAGTATCTTCTGTTTAAACCAAAGCAGTTAAATATCATTCTTGGACACGACAATGTCGGAAAGACTTACTTCATCAACTGGTATTTTCTTGCGTTGACATCAAAGCACGGTTTAAAATGGTGTATCTGGTCTGGTGAGAATCAAAGCGGTCAAATCATGAGAGACCTCATTCAAATGTATAGAGGTATTTCATACAAGAATTTGACAAAGTCAGAGATTCAAGATACATATCTTTGCCTGGCACCATATTTTGAATTTGTACCAAACGATAAATTATACACACCAGAAGAACTATTGGACATTTTCGGTAAGTCAGATTGCAATGCTTGTTTAATTGACCCGTTTACAGGGTTGGACAGACAAATGGGTTACGAGGCTAACTACAAGTTCTTGAATATGGCGCGTCAGTTTTGTAATACCACTGGAAAGACGATTTATATCAACACACACCCAACTTCGGAGAGTGGAAGGAGTGGTATGTTGTATGGTGATGATCAAAAAGAATGGAAGGGACATTTGAAGCCTCCCTTAAAGGACCATGTTGAAGGCGGCAAGTCATTTTTGAACCGTTGTGATGATATGATTGTGGTTCACAGACTTGTAAAACACGAATCAATGCGCTATGAAACAATGGTTTCAGTCGAAAAGGTAAAGGATACAGATACTGGAGGTAAACAAACGATGCTAAACTTGCCAGTTTTGTTTAATTTCAATTCTGGATTAGGATTTAAATGTGGTGGAATTGATCCAATTGTAAGGAATACAGCGAAAACTATTAACGATTTACCTTTCTGATATGACCAAAGACAAACAACTGGATATATTAACTGCTCAATTGAATCTTCGGACACTTGATAAAGCATTAGAAATGAGTATAGAGGATATTAAACGTAATCATCCTACACGGCTTGACTTAATTGGACCAATGGAAGCACGGTTAATCGAACTCAAGGAAGCACAATTGGTATTTCAAAGATTGATTAGTGACCACGAAGCGACCATCAAAAAGATTTACAAAATACACACAGAGAATTTAGAATTAAAAAAGCAAGTTAACGACCTAAAAATATTGATATGAAAAAAAGAATTAAAGTTGGTAGTGACTTCTCTGGAGTAGGAGCATTTGACCAAGCGCTTTTAAGACTTGGAATTGATTACGAAACTATCTTTGCGTGTGACATGGATAAGTATGCACGAATGACATACATTCACAACTATGGAGAACCTGCATATTATCCTCAAAATGTTTATGACAGAGATATACCAAAAGAATCGCTTGACATTTACATGACATCTCCACCTTGCCAGGCATTCTCAATTGCAGGAAAGCGACTTGGTAAAGAAGATAAACGCGGTATATTGTTCTATAACTCGCACGAATTTATCCAACAAAATAAGCCTCGGTTTTTCATATTTGAAAATGTTAAAGGTCTGCTTTCAGATGATGCAGGTAAGACATTCCAAGAATGGATTAATATGCTTGGTGGAAAATCGGTAAATGGTTTGCCTATATTGTTTCCATATGACGAATCTGTTCCATATCACCTATACTGGCAAGTTTTAAATGCCAAAGAACACGGAGTCCCTCAAAATAGAGAGCGAGTTTTTATAATTGGCATTCGTGATGATCAAGATAATAACTTTAGATTTCCACCAGAAGAGCATTTAATAATGAGATTGAAAGACATAATGGAGGTTAAAGTACCAGATAAGTATTATTTGAGTGAAAAAATGATTAATTATTTTGAAACACGAGCAGATAATTTTAATCACGGTAAAATCAATTATAGAGATGAGGATGATATAGCAACTTGTATTACTAAATCAAGTGCAAATATTGACATATCGGATAACATTATAAGAGTCGGTAATGTTAACCCATCTGGTGAAGGCATGAATGGTCGTGTCTTTGGTTCAGAAGGTATTTGTCCCACCTTAAACACGAACAAAGGAGAAGGTATTAAGATCTTAACCGATGAGTATATAATTGGAACTTGGCGCACTCATGAAGATGGAAGAGGTTTTAGAATGACAGAAGACAATAATTGTCCTACAATACAAGCACGAGCTCGTGAAGATGGAAGTGGTCAACCTGCTATTATGTATAACGATAAACGATTAAATGAAACACTTGCAAAAAATCAATTACCACATGGCGAATGCAGAATTTTGGATACATACAACAAAAGTGTGCATACTGAATGTCCTACATTATTAAAATTTCATGCTGAAAATGGAGATAGAAAACTTTGGGATGGGTTTAAAATACGCAGACTAACACCAAGAGAATGCTTTCGACTTATGGACTTTCCAGATACATTTACTTGGAATGTTTCAGATAGTCAAGCATATAAACAAGCAGGAAATAGTAT